CATTATTGTCCGTAATATCTAATCCATAATTGGATAGAATGTTACGACCGTCTAACTCTTCGGTTGTTAGATTTTTAATTTCGAATTCTTTGAAAAAACGCTGTTCGAAATGATTGAACTGATGTGCTTTTGAGATGATTGTTTTCATAGTATATTTTAGTTAGATAACCATATTTTTGAAATTTTTGCGGATGAGATATAATCCCCACCGGTTTTGATGTAGAACAATCCTTGATAAGCTGATACATTAAGAGTTAAGGTATAATTAGTTAATGTAGAAAAGTAAGAATGATATACCCTTGCTAAGTATCCATTATTCATTTGTACACTATCGATATACAATAAGACATCGTCATTAGAACTACCGCCTGCAGCACTACTGAACAATACATTCAGATAGGTATATCCAACCAAACTGACCAAGTTTTTTGAAACCGCGAATGCAAAATAGCTGTTACCATTTGCGACACATTCAATATTATTCGAATTGAATATTACACTTCCATTACTTACATAGCCTTGTTGCCAATCGGAGGCGCCGGCGCCGGCATCGTACAGAATACCGGAGCCTAAAGTTTTACGTCGTGGTAACAGTATCATTTCATTAATATTACAAGGGTTACTTCTAATTCTTTTGCTAAGGAATTGGCTGTGGTGCATATTAGTTTAATCTGATCGCCATGCGCGATGGCATTGTTGGTTAAGCTAATGGTTACGCCTGCGTTATAATCGGTATTCGGGTTGGTAAGTGTTAGGTTGCTGGTTAGTGCGTTTCCGTTGTTACCGAATTTCACATTGAAAGCCGGTCCCGCGCTCGACCATGTGCCGTTTGCATTACCAATTACGTCCACTAATGCGGCGGCTTGTTTTTGCCAGCATATCGGGTGGAAATTTCCACTGGTGGAATCGACTAAAATATTGGCGGGGCTGGTGCTTAACAATGATTTGTCGGTACCTGCGATTACTACCATTTCGATATTCCGACCGTCGCAGAACCAGAGTTCGGTAAGGTCGCCGGTGCCGGTTGTGAGTGGATTACCATGAATGGTTATAGTGTTGCTGGTAACGTTTGTTATTTTTGAATATCGCCAACTGCCTGTACTGCTTTTGAACCTTACGCCCGAACCAATTGGAACGCTTCCGGTTAAATCGCTGGTAGTGGTTATAGTGCTATCTGTGGGGGGGGTAGCACTTATTTGGCTTATCTGCCACCAAATTACATTGTTCGAAACCTGCAATTTGAATTCGTTACCCGAACTGTCCTTAATGTAAGCGCCATCGGATTTCATTCCGAAATGCCAATAACCACTGGCAGGTGTGGCAATTGAGGCTAAGGATTTTAGCTTGTTTTCTTTGTCGAAGGTGTTGATTTCGGCAAAGGTATTTGTTGTGTTTTTTCGGGCGGCGTTGGTGTCTAATGTTTTCAGTGTGGCTGCACTTATTTCGTTTGTTCCGCCTTGATCCAAAATAGTATCGGTATTGTGGGTGTGCAATTGACCATGGGTATGAGCGATTGCAGCGTATTGGTCGGTAATTTCTACGCGAGTGCCTGATGGCAATACGAAATAGAGTTTTCCTGCATAAGAATACAAATCGACATTACCGGCAGGTGGTGCGCTTGGTGGTGCGCCCTGGTCTTTCAACCGGATGTCTTTTTGGAATGTCCATAAGCCGGTAACATTCTCATTATTATTACTCATTGCTGTTTTCGAAACGATTAGGAAACGTCCAGGGTCGTTGGTGGCAATGTCGGTTGGGCGAATAATGGTAGTACCATCGTCGGTTGCCGTGGATGTGGAATTGAACCGATAGATAATTCCGGTTGAAACGTCCTTAATTAATTGTCCGTTGCTATGGTCGGTAATCGCTCTAATCGCGGCAATATCGGCGAATAATTCAGCACTATCGACAAAAGTAGTATCGAGCATGGTACGCAATTCATAAGCCGATACCTGATTTTGACCGCCATAGGCTAAGTAATCGTCCTGATTGATGGGGTGGGTATTGCTATAGACAATGGAACTGTTGGAAAATTCGTAGAAATCGGTTCCATTGAAAAATAACAGTAATCCTTCGTTGGCTGCTGTGGTATAATTGGCTTGTTTTTTCAAGTGAATTTGACCACTGCCACCTGCGCTATTGTTAATGGTTACGGGCTGAATGGTGATGATGTTATAGAGAGCCGGCTTACTGAGTAACGGACCAATATCGATATTGGATATTGCAGCGGTATCGTTCACTACGGTATTCACACCCTTCAGTTGAATGGTATTGGCGCTTGGGCGCGTGGCATAGATACCGCTAAGATTATCGGCATAGATGGAACCCACCAGCGCGTTGTGCGAATTAACGAAATCGTTGAATTCGGATGCGTGTAACATCTCCTGATTGGTGATGCTTCCATCCGTATCGTCTTGTTTTGTATTGGAATACTTATTTATCATGATTTAAACGTTTGTTTCGGTGAATGTTATGAGACTTTCGGCACCGGCAAGTTGCATTACAGCAACAGCGATTCCACTATAATACATCGATTCTACATTTTCAAGTACAAGAGTATCGGCAATATTCGCTTTGCACCAGAGATATTGACCGCAATAATATTGAACAGGGTTGAATAATTGATTTCCATTCACATCGCACCATAATTTGAGCGCGTTGACTTCGGTTTCGGCAATCATTTCATCAAAACGGTGGGGTGCAACAAACTTAGGTGTAGCAGAACCAACCAAATAATTACCACCAACATAAGCAGGATTGGTATAATAATATATATCGGATTGTACGGGATTGAATGCGGCGGTGTCGAAAGTGCCAGCCGTTGGGTAACCACAGTTTGAAGAGGTTACATTATCGGTTAAGAAACGGTTGCAATTCGATTGTGCAACCACAGTTCCGTTCTTAATCAGAGATACCCTGTTTTGTCCACCACCCGGACCAAAGGCAACAACTATCCAACTGTTATCGGTAAGTACCGTAATTGCTTGGTTGAATACGCCTTTGCCCGTTGCAGGTATGGCGTTAATGTTTTGTGTAAGAATGTTTTTGGCACTATTTTTAATTTTGGTTGCAAAATTATACTGACTGCCCAATTGGTTGGCTTCGATGATTACGGTATTGTTAGTTTTTGTTACCGTGTATAGGTTGGCGCAACCAAGTGCAGCCAATTGGATATTTACCTGAGCTAAGAAATCGTCGGCAGAATTGAAGGTGTTGGGGTTCGAAACCGGCGAAGAAGTAAGGATCACCTGTTTTGAATTGAGATTGAATTGAACAGTTGAGCCTTCAACAATCTCGACAAAAGTGATTTCGGTTCGCGATTTGGTTGCATTTTCGAGGGTAATTACACCGGTTACAGGGCTGCAAGCATCGCTTATTACTTCGTAGCGGATTGGACCTAAGGGCAGACTGCCGGTAAGGAATTCGAACGAAAGCGTTTGTGTGTTGTTCCCTTGCATGGCAAAGGTTTGGGTGTTGCTTTTTATTCGGGTTTCGGTTGCAACTTCGCCAAATACGATTGGAAACGTGTAAGGGAAGCCCGATTTGTTACTACCCCCAATGATTAGATTAACATATACTTGTTGTTGTGCATATTGCGAACCGGTATCGCTGCGACCTAACGTTACATCGAAGGTTAGCGGTGCGCCTTGTTGAATGTTGTTGGTTACTACTGTTCCGCTTTTCACGGCTACGGTTGGCGGACAGACCCAAACTACTTCTTCGGGTTCGATTTCGATGGGCGCTAATGCGTATTTCTCTTGAATTTTGGAATAGAAATTTGAATTGAAAGTATATTGGCATTCGATATTCATGGAATACAACGCGCTGGAATCGTGTTTGATGATTGCTTTTGACGATTTTGCAATTATTGCTCTTAGTATATTGCTGTTGATGGTGTATAGTTCGGCACTGAGAAACATTTCGCGAAAATAATCAATCCATATTTGAGCGTACCAACCGGAATTGACTTCGAAAAGTTCGCTTTCGATGCTTTGGTTGGGTTGAAAATTGCGGTTCAGGAAATTAATGGAACGGCTTGCTAATTGTCGTTCGAACTCGCTGCTTACGTTCATTAATCCTTTGGTTGAAAAACAATCGTACACCCCAAACGAATTGCGTACAATGAATTGGCGTTGAAAATGATAGTGTTTGTTATCGAGTACAAAAATACGACGTTCGCTTACTTCGGAAGTGTTGTTTTTCAGATATACTTCGTAGGCTCGCACAGAATGGTTTGGTCTGATTGCGTCGATGTTTAGCCAATTGTAGGAGCATTGAATTTCGTACAATTTTGGCAACAGGCTTATGGTGGTTGCGTATTTGGGCATGGTTACAATCTGTCCGTCCCAGTAATGAACATCGATGTATAGATTAAGGTTCATGGCATCGCCGTCGATGTTGGTGGTTTCCTTAACCGGATTGAGATTGCAAAAGTATAGCTTAATGATTTCGTCTTTGGTAACCTCACGTTGGTAGGGCTGCCATGTGAAGAATTGTTTGTTTGCTTTGAGTACGGTGTGAATGTTGGATTTTTGAGTTAACAACCTGTCGTATAACTCATCGCTAATTCCGCCCGGCAAGGCATAATAGATATTGCTTATTTTGGGTGTGGATGTTACGGCTATAATGTTGTAACTGTCGTAATATTCGAAAGAATATTCGGCGCAAGCGTTTGACTGTAAGCTAATGAGTGAGGCATCTTCGGGATAGGTGAAGCGTGTGCTTACTTTGGGCTTAAGGAATGCCGAAAGATTGAAGTAAGCCATATTGTTGCTATCGGGTTCGGCTACTAAGATATAGGATTTTGCATATATCTTTAGTTTCAATACTATACGATAGAAGGGGCGCGGTGCGCCAAGGTTATCGTATTGGTTATCGGTTTTGATACCCACTATGATGGGGTTACCGACTAAACTTACAAGCGCTGGATATGTAATTAAGGTTAACAATGTCTCAGTATTTTAGTTTATTAGGACAAAAATACTGAGACTTGGGCGAGGTAAAAAGGACAATTAATTTTGGAAAAAAGTTTTATTTTTGGAAAAGTAAAAAAAAATCTATTTTTGAGGTGATTAAAAACATAGAAAAATCGAATAACAAATTTAAATCAACAAAATATGGAAAATTCTGATGTCTTTCTTAATTCTATAACAAATATTTCTAACAACTTCAACGCGAATCATAGAAATCATTTTGATAAAGCAATTGAAGGTATAATATTAGAAATGGAGACAAAAATAGAATCTGATAATAAAAAATTAGATGAGTTACAAAAATCATTGTCTATGGGTGCCAAAAATACACATAAGTATGAACCAACGATTGATGACCTATATATTAGAGATGAACAACTTCGTTTAGATATAGAAATATATATTTCTACGTGTTATCTAAAGGCTTTATACGAAATGAAAATTATTTATTTATATAGAAATATTGAAATCAGTATGAAAATTCTCATAAAACAGATTGAACCTAAAAATAGAAAAAAATGTACTAAATGGAAAGACATCATATCATTTTTTTTAAAATCAAAAAATATTAAAATATACAATTTGGAAGGTTATAGAGAATTAAACGATTTACGCATCATTAATAACTTCATAAAACATGAAGGAGAGATGTTGACTATAAAAGAGAAAAAAATAGAAGAATTTAAGGATGAAGATGAATTAAATTGTTTAAGTATGAAAACTTTTTATACACGTGTAAAACCTAAATTCGAATTATTTTATGAAGAATTGTTTAAAGCTTGTACTTCTGAAATGAATAAACCTAAAAAAATAATAACACGAAAAAAAATAGAAAAAATGTGCTAAATAATCATTTTTTCTTAATCTCGCCGGTATCGTAAAGCATTTGTACATATTGTTCTTTAGTCATCGGGCAATCGAAAAATTCTTCGGCTTTGTTGCTTTCTTTAAATTTAAGTTGGTTTTTTATTTGTCCCATTAAATATTTGTCATATTCATTTTTCCCGTGACTAAAATAAGTTTTGATAGCTTGCTTTTTACCATCAATAACCAAGAAATAAAACTGATGATGATCTTTAGCCGGTTCTAAAACAAACCCTTTTTTTTCTAATGTTTTCTGAATGTCTTTAGTTTTTCTTGGTTTCATCGATCACATTTTTGATTGTGTTTTTGAGTTTATTTTTTAGTTGTATTGCTTCGTCGGATAAATTCTCGTCGTTTTCTAAATAGTAATTCAAATACATGGAATAGAAACTAAAACAAAATGCGTCTTCAACTTCTTCGCGTGTTTGCCCCCAAACAACAATATCTAATTCATTGTTTTTTATGAGGTAGGTTTCTTCTTCAAATTCTACTTCACATTGCAATTTTTGATTGAGAATAAACATAAAATCATTATATTTAAGGAATTCGGGTTTATAGGGGTATGTTTCGTGTTCAAGCTCTTCGAAATAAAGTACTTCCTTTATATTTTGTTTGGTTATTTTTTGAGGTTTATCACCATCTTTTTTTAATCTTAAATAAACCTGTGTAGTTACATAATTAGGTTCTTCTTTATCTTTAGGTGCTGTTTTGGGTACATAAAAACTACGTTTGTCTTTTTGTGGTAATTGAATGGTTCTTATTACTTTATGTTCTTTATTTTTGAGGTTTAATTTGTAATCTTTGCCCTCACCTATCGAGTCGAAAAAGGGTTTGTAAATGTGGTTTCGCTCGGTTTCGGAATACTTATCATTTATTTTTTGAACATAGCCAGATTTTTCAAAATCACCAAAAAGTATGATTTCTTTATAATTTTCGAATGTATCTTTTTTCCAATCGCCAATTTCATCTTTAAAAATGGGTGATTGCAAATCAATCAGATTGGGTGCTAAGGCAGCCTCGAAACTACTAAAATTTAAATCAATGATTAATAGATTTAATTCGTTCTTTATTGTATTAAGAATATTGTTGTTGGTTTGATATGCTTTTCTGAAATCGTTGTTTTTTAAAAATTCAACTTCTAAAAAATTATTATATGATTTGGTAAGATTGGATAGTACCTTAATAACTGTATCAACTTTGGCAGCATGTTGAATAGTTTTAAGCGGCTCAATATGAATTCGGAATGCAATATCATCTAATTTATCTATCATTTTAAATAGTGTTTTGTGCTAATATTAAATGAAATACATGTTTAAAATTCAACTATTTTGTGTTGTCAAAAGTCAGTATAAATTTTTATACCACAAAATTTTTAGTGTTAAATTATAACGGAAAATGAAGAAGCGTTATTTTTTCACTGGATATAAAATTCGTATTTTTTCAGTACGTCGTTCTCACGAACGTATATGAATAGGTTTTTATATTGGTAATCAATTTCAATCCACCCGTCTTTGTCGGGGATGGTTTGGGTTTGATAGTCTTTTATTTGGTCTTTTAAGTAATAGATAAATTGAGGATATCCACTTTGAGCGAGTTTTACTTTACCGCTTTCGTGTTTATACAGCCACAGTTTGGCTTTGTTTTTTTTGTAGTTGATTGCATAACAATCGGTTTGTTTTGCTTTTTCAACAAAAACAAAACCTTTTGATTGTAAAAAATCTTTGGATTGTTCGGCGGTTTGAATACGTACCAGAATTACATCTTCAATCTCGAAGGTTGGTTGTTGGGCTTTGACTAATAATGGGAATAGTAGGAATAACAGGTATAGTTTCATATTGTTTTTTTGGGCAAAAGTACAAAAATTATAAATTAAAACACCTCACAGGTTTTTGGAAACCTGTGAGGTGTTTTAATTATTTTAGCGTGGCGCTGTCGTTAATTTTTGTCATTCTATCGTTTGCTTTGTTTAGTTTGTCGAGGTGGTCCCAACCGAAAACGGTTTGGGCTTGTATTCCTTCGTCTAATTGCTTGCTTAGTTTGCCCATAATGCTCATTAGCATTTCGTTGTTTTGCGATTGGTTTACGGTTCCTTCGTTTTTTGAACTGTTTAGCCCACTGCTTGAGTATCTGCCCATTGCGTATTGTGGGGTAGGGGCGTTGAACCGTATGTTTGCTATTTTTCGGGCGTAATCCATGGCTGTAAGTCCGTATTCATCTGATTTTTGTGAGAATAAGGTGTTATTGTCCACTACGAATTCGGCTCCTTTTTCGCTCACCAATACGGGTTTGTCTATTATATTGGCGCCTTTATTTTGACTTTGCTGCGCTTTGTAGCGTTTTTTATCGGTTTTTCCGATTACTGAGGTGTAATCGCCTTCGCCTGCCTGGTCCACTTGTTTTGCTTGGGCTAATATGGCTCCAACTTGTATAGCACCTGCTGCACCTGCTGCAATAGCGGGTCCAATTCCAAGAGGCCATCCGAATTGTGCAAAGGTTTTTGCTACCGAAACAGCAGTATCGGCAATAGCATTGATTACTTTGATACGCATTTCCTGTTTTGCGTATTTTTTGGTTAGGGCTGTTTTTTCTTTGGCGAATTTTTCTTCTATTTCTTTCTTTTTGGCTTCGTTAGTTCCAGCGGCTGCAAGTTCGGCATTCATGCGTTGGTCTAAGCCTGCCATTTCTTTTTGTTTGCGAGCCTCTACGCCTTGTGCCCATATACCGGTGATTGTATTGGTTATTGATTTGAACGCTTCAGCGCGTTTATTCCAAATGGCAATCTGACCATCTTGTTTTGAGAGTTTACCATCGGTAACGTCTTGTTCTATGTTTTGTTTATCTTCCTGATATTTTTCGAAATCGGTTTGTAACCCGTATTTTGATTTTCCTTCACGTTTTTCTTTAGCCTTGTCTTTTGCTTCTTTTGCTTTTTTTGCTGCTATTTCTTCGGGCGATAATGCAGAGCCTTCTTTGTCCACTTTGTCGAAGTATTTGAGATAGGCTGAGGTGCGTTCGATATTTAATTTTTCGTAGGCTGCTTTAAGGGCTGCAATTTTATTTTTTTCGGCTTGTTTTTGTTGTTCGTCGTATATGCCTCCCGCATCTAACATTTGTTGATGAAAATCCATTTCATTCTCAAGCAACAGCATGTTCATCTCTTTTTGCAGTACTTTTTTGTAGTTTTCATCAACGTTCATGTCGTTAATTTCGGCTTCACGTGCTGCTTTTTCGAGGTCGTTTTTCTCTTTGAACTTTTTTTCTTCCTCTTCTAATATCGCCATCGAAGCGTCGAAAGATGCTTTTTGCGATTGAAGTTGCGAAATTGCTACTTCGTGCTGTGTGAGGATGCCACTTTTGACGTATTTTTGTTTTAGACCTGCAACTTTCTCTTGGTGGTCTGCCTCCAGTTCCAATTCATCGGCTTTGGAATGTTGCTTAAGTCCGAGGGATAGCTTGGCAATTTCGGCTTCGTTGTTGATGTTCTCTAACTCTGCTTTGTATTTTTCTTCGAGTTTCTTTTTGCGTTTGTCGGCTTCTTTTTCGGTAGTGGAATTGCTCCCATAACCAGTGGTTTTTGTTATGTCAGTGGAAGTATTGTCATTACTATTTATATCTGATACCTTAGCATCTTTCACCAAATTAAGTAATGCTTGTTCTTGAGCGTCTAATTGTCTCCATTCCTTATCTTTGTTAATCTCACTTGATAATTTTGTACGTTTAGCATAATCTTTTTGCACTTCACTCATATCGCTTGTCAGGAAAGATGCTGCAAAGTTACCAATATCTTGCATGGTAGATGTTTCGGCACTTGATGATGCACCGCTTTTGATTTGTATTTTTTGTCGCTTAATTGAAGTTAACTCTTCTTGTGCAGCCTGTATTAATGCCTTCTTTTCTAAAGATTTTATATACTCGTCTGTAGCTCTTTTTGCTTCTTTTGTTGTAACAGTTTCGAGCGTTAATCCTCCTAAATATTTTGGACTAATATCATGTAATTTTTTAAGCGCTTCCAATCGTTCTGTTTTTGAACGGGTTTCGTCTTTAGCAACCATTATAAGTAATTCAGTTGCGGTTTGTTCCTCTGCGAGTGTAGTTTTTGCACGTGCTTGTACGTCATTTAATGTTTTTTGAACCTTTTGAGCATTTGTAAGCTCTTCCCTAAACATTGCATAAGCAGCGGCAGCGGCTCCAATAAATCCAATTATTAATCCCCAAGGGGTTGCTTTGGTTGTTAAATTTAGTAATGCTTGTGCTCGTGTTGCGGTATTTGTTACCGCTGTCCATAATGTAGTTACTTTTGTCCATAAAGATTTTAGGGCAATTGCAACAGTAGTATAAACATTGTGAGATAAAATGACAGCTTTATATACGCCAAAAAAAGTTGCAAGTGTTATAACTGCTTTACCTAATGCCTTTACAACCCCAATATGTTGGGTTAACCAACCAAATAGTTGTCCTGTCTTTTCTATTATAGCTCCTGTTGCAGGTTCCAATCCGGACTTTAAACTCATTGTAAATCCTTCGATTACTTTTTTGGAACGCTCTAAACGTCCTGCAAAGTTATCGTTCATGGTGGCGTACTCGTTTTGCAACGAAGTTCCTTCCTTCCATTGTTTGGCTGCGATTGCTTCCTGCTTGTTGAGTTCGTCCATGTTGTTTTGCAGCTTGCCCACGGTCATAATCATACGCTCGCCTGATACCTCAGCATCGCCAAGGGATTGGGCTACTTCCATTAATCCTTTTTTGTTCGATTTGGTAACTACCAGCAATTGTTTCATTACGCCAAAGGTATCGGCATTGACTTTGGATTTGTATTCTTCGACGGATAAGCCTAATAGTTTTGCGAACTTCGGAATGTTGCTGTCTTTAGCCATGCCCATAATGAATTTCTGCATGGCGGTTCCACCCATTTCGGCATTGACTTTCACGCTGTCGAGCGTGGCACCAAGGGCTGCAATTTTGTCGATGGATATACCGGCACTATCGCCCACGGCACTAAGACGGGAAATGTATTCGACAATTGGTTTTTCGGAACTGGTGGACGATTTGGCAAGTTCGTTGATTACCGAACCAAGATGCCTCATGGATTTGTCCCACCCCAGACTTTTATCAAGCCCGTAAGCTCCAATGATTTTACCCATGGTGTTGATAATTTCATCGGCACTGTTCCCAAGGTCTTTCCCGAATGCAACTATAGCCTGGTTGCTTTCGCGCGTGAACGAGAGTATGTTGTCTTTTCCGGTGATGCCTAACTTACCTGCTATTTCGGAAATTTCGAGCAGTTGGGCGGTTGTGGTTCGGGTGTCGAATTTCTTGTATTCACCCATTAATTCTCTTACGCCTTCGGTGGATAGGTCGGTATTTTTGACCACGCCGGCTATTTTGTCGGATAGGTCAGCGGTGCCCGAAATATAGTTAGCAATGCCTTGATACAACCCGTAAAACGACATGCCTATTGTTGCGATTGCGGTTTGGTAGGTATTCAATTTTTCAGCCCAACTATCGAACGCTTGTCGCAGTTGACCTGCTCCGGTTCTTAGTTGTGTCATCCGTCCCTCAACCCGTTCCATCTCTAAGCGGTATTGCTTCATTTTTTCGGGGTCGGGATTGCTTTTCTTCATTGCTAATTCAAGCTGATTGTATCGCTCCTCTAACTTATCGAGCGACATGGCATTGAGATTGACTTCTTTGTTGAGGTCAATCGTTCCAATTGCTTCGTCCTTTAGCCTTTGGTTGTAATTTTTGATGGCGTTAGCGGTTTCAATATACTCTTGTGATAAGAGTTTATGTGCCTCAGTGCCTTGTGTGATGGCATCGAGATTCATCTTTTGCTCGCGCAGTAGCTTTTGAAGTTCGCGAAAACTCATTGTATTGAGGTCAATGGCTTTGGCTGCCTCTTTGTATTTTTGATTAAGATTATCGAGCGCTGTGGTTTGTGCCTCGAATTCTTTTTTCTTCTGTGCGTAATTGGGGTCTGTTTCGGTAAGTTTTGACATTTCACGCGCTGTTTTGTTAAGTTCAGTACGCAACTTGTCGGCTTCTTTTTGCAGGTTCATTAATGTTACCCGGCTTTGGTCGCCGTTAACAATTAATGTTAATTTTAAGGTTTCGTCTGTAAGTCTGGGCATGGCTTATGGATTAAGGGTTTCTGTGAGTGCTGAGAATGCTTCCTGTTGATAATTTAATTGCAACTGATCTGCTGTGAGATAATAGAGTCGCATGAATTTCCGATTGTATAATCGGGAATGTTTTTTCATGTCCTGAAAGCGTTGGTGTGCTTTCAATGAGAAGCGCATCAGTCCGCTTTCGATACCGGTGGATTGGGTATCGACGGTGATTGCTTTTTTCATCTCGCCTGTAGAGTGTAACCACTTGGTAGCATTGATTTCGGCAACTTGTGCCTTCACCGCGAGCGGCGCATAATGTTCAAGCGATTGCGATAAGAATTGATGTTTGGTTATAGGCATTGGTAATCAATTAGATTATTAATTGATTACGAAATTAGGCAAGGGATTTTCGAGGGCAAAGGACAACAGATTAGTAATCGCAGTGGACTAATCGATTCAACTTCGTTGCTTTTTCCACTTTTTTTTCAAGTGGAAAAATAAATAAATAAAAAGATACCATTTCCTTTCCGCGATAGCGGAAAAATTTTATGGTGTCCTATACCCTGCGCTATACAGAATAATAGGAAACATAATAGTGAATTATATAATATCTACTATTATTGCTATTATATTTGCGTTCAATCTATTAATTAATAGTTTATTATGTACGTAAACTATTAATTAATAGAAAAAATACGTAAGTTGGGGTCGCACCGCCCCCTTGGTGGGCGCGGGTTACAGAATGACAGTTTTAACGGTTATATGATTAACATTTTATTTATAACAGTAACATATATAGCATGCTATATATGTTACTATGTAGTTACATTGCATGCTATATACTTATTACACTATCATTCTTAACTCATAGTGATATGTTCCATTAAGTTATCAATTGTTTTGTTTTGACTATTAATAACGTTAACAAAATTAATCCTGTGCATTTCAGTACGTTGGGTTAAGGTATAAACCTCGTCAGTTAGTTGATTTATTGTGTTGTTTTTTAGCTCAATTTTGTATCTGAGCTTAAGTATTTGTCTTTTTAATCGGGCTGTCTTACTCATAGGATTGCCCTCCTTTGCTTTGTTTTGGTTACATTAGCAACAAAGTTAATGCTTTTAGTTTGTGTGCGCATTGGGGTACGGTGTGTTGTTATGTTGCTATAGGTTTGTATAAGATGAGACTGGGCATCTAACATCTTAAATTGTGCATCTATGGTATAAGACTGTGCTGCTATCGTGTCGTGTTCGTATTTAAGCATTTGCTTTAGTTCGCAGTTTTCTTTAATCAATTGCTTTACACATGCTTTTAAGGTTGTTATTTGATTACTCATCACTGCCTCCCTCCGTTAATTGAAGTTTAAGTTGGGCAAAGTTTACAATCACATCGTCGCGTTGGAGTTCTAATTGTTCTATTTCGGTTTTCAGGTCTTTAATCTCTGATTGCTTTAACTTTAGCAGTGATTTCTTTTCCGAAATGATTTTTGTAACCTGTTGCAAATCAAGCTCACGTTGTTGACCTTGTTCGGTAGTGTAGTAACCAGCTTTTCGTAAGGCGGGTAAAATTTCGCCAGTAACTTTCTTTCTAAACTCTTTAGCCTCTGGTTTTGTGGAACTTAAAACAACATGATAAAACCCGCTTTCGTTTAGTAACCATGTCTGTTTTTTATCACCTGAGTACGCTGTGAGCGTAGTCAGCTTTTTTTCGTCATCATCCAAAATATCTGTCATATTTTGGTTTTTGGAGTACCCTAAAATATCAAAAATATCAATACATGGTATCCAAATGTCGCCTTTCTCATCTAAAATAGTTCGAAAGACTTTTCCGTTAAATTCAAATTTTTGTAACATACGTTCTTTTTCGCTTTAAAAGTTAATAAAAATAAAAAAGGCGTTAAGCAGGGTTGCGAAAAAGAACGGTACTTTCGTACAATTTTTTTAACCTGAATAACGCCAATATCACTTATATAAAATAAAATGAATATAGACTTATGGAATAAATAAAAAATCCGCAATGGTTTATAAACGGTGCGGATTGCTCCCGTTCTTTTTCGCACTGCAAAAATAGGAATGATTTTTTGAATTGCAAATTTATTTGTGAGTTTTTTCAAAAAAGCCCTGACAACTCCACGTCATCAAGGCTTCTAATGTTTTCCCGACCTCACGAAAACATCAAACTAAAATCGTACTCCTCTGATTCGTATCTAACATCGTTTGAGCGTACAGTCCATGCAACAGGTACATCAATGCGCTGCTTATTTGGGTTGAAAAGTTGGCTTGTTGGCTGTAAGGTAAAGAAACCTCAGCGGATTTGTCTAATGCCATTTTGCCTTGTACGTAGATAAGTGCAGACATGAAAATAGAGTTAATCAGCTCTTCACATTGATATTTGCATATACGGATACGGTCAAATCGCGGGTCTTTTTCGGAAAACAATATATTAAGCAGGTTATAATGTTCTGAATAGAATATCGTGCGTTGTTTTTCGTTTTTGAGTTCTACTTTCCATTTTAATTTTTGCAATTCGGCTTTCAGCAAGTTGGCATCGGTCTCGCGAGCTTCGCCCAATGCTGTTTTTTTGTGCTGATTGCCTGCACGGTCGTAATATAGGATAATTCTTTTTTCTTTGTGATCGCCAAAAAAATCAGCTATATCATAAGCTTGCTCATAGTGTTGCGGGGTTTTCCAATTGTAGAAATTTTTTAGCACGCGCAATTCCTTACGGTCGAATGAGCGCTGTGCAATTACGCCACTCATGAAACTACCCGGGTCCCAACCCATATAGAGCGGTTTGTTTGGGATGCAATATTTTAAATCGCGGGATGTGATTTTGAAATTATTACCAATCTCGTGATTCAAGATGTATTTGTACTGATAACTATCCGAAAATACATGCTTGTTTATGTCAAAAGAGGCAAAGAACATCTTTGCAACCCTGTTGATACGTACATTCGCCAAGGCTGCTGCCACTGCTTCGGGTGGTAAGGATTTTACCTGGTTTTTGAACCATTCCAAACCAAGAACGTCTTTGTTCACAAAGCTGGATGCACGAAGGTAATAGGTTTGCCCTTTGCGCATTTCGTTCAATAGTTTGGTGTTGCGTTCTACAAAACTTTTGGCGCGTTTTGTTTTTTCTTGGCGGTCGGAACGGTTGCCAAACCGGAATATGTAGAATTTCTTTCGTTCAATCAGTTGCGATAGCCACAGAATATCGTCTATCGTTTCGAGATTCATGTTTTTTTCGTAATCGATAAACCAGTTGTCATCACCCAGGTCGATGCGCGGGGTATCGCTCACACCCGTGATGCCCTGAAAGTAATGAGAGTGCTCGTATAGCGTAATGTTGTCGCGCAAAGCGGGTATTATGGTAGAGGTTATTTTTTCGCCTTCCGACAATCGCATCTCATCAAAAAACAAATGAGTGAAGTCGTTCCCTGCCAAACTCGCGGGGGTGTCGGCAGAACCGAAACGTATTTGAGTGCCCCATGCAAAGGTTAACGTAAGTTTTGCCTCAGAGATAGGCATTTGAGGTTTGATGAAGTGTGTGGGTAGTTTTTTTTGTCCTACCACATAATGAATGCCTTCCGTTAGCAAGGGCATTCCGTTTGGCTGCAAGGTATTGAATGCTTTTTGGATTTTGGGCAAAACAGTACCAAACAAATGAACGTAGGTGGGTGCAATTAAGCCCATAGTACTGCCTTTCAAACTATAAGAAGCATTAATCATACGTGGTACCAAAATCCCTTCGGTTTTTCCACCTCCGCGCCCTACTTCAGCCCAAAGAAAGGTAGGGTCGATTAACATTGCCTTTTGTTGGGCACTATTCAGGTACGATAACTGCTTCCTCAACTTCTGTAATCCCAGCATCTTGTTTTAGTCTTAGTTTATCCTTATCGTCAACCGGCATTTTTTCAATGACGGACTCGAATTCTTTGTTCAAATATTTACGTTTCAATTCGTTGATGTCGCGTTTCTTTTTGTCGCGTTCCAACAAATTGCGGTCGCTCACCACAATGTAAGTAACCGGTTTCAAGAGGTCGGGGTCAATTTTATTTTCATCTTTCGAAATTCGGCAAAGATGCGCTTTTTCAGTGCATTGCAACATTGTTTTGTAATCGCCTGCAATGGCTGCCAATTGTGCCATAGCTTCATAGCGATCAGCATAGAAATTATTCCAAGCATCATTTGTAATGGTATTATTTACGTGAAAAAAATTAATACAATCGTACACCCGCTTGCGCGAAGTAACCAACGATAGTTCTTTGAACTCGCGTTGCAACAATGTGGCTGCCCTGCTTACGTTTGCACAGGCTTTGAACAATTCCATAGCGCGTTCAATCTGCTGAATATAAGCCTTTGTGTTATCGTCGAGCGCGGCGCTGTTGCCGGTCTTACGATAATGCTGAATTATCTTTGGGTCTAATTTGTCGATTACGCTATGCATATTCAAACAGTTGTTTAAGAAGTTCTTTCACTTTCTCGTCGCGTTCCATTTCCCTCACATATTTTAAGGTTTCAATGTCCGATTTGCTCAGTTCCAATTGCTGCGCCTCTTCTATTTTTGTTTGTATTTCGGATGATAGTTCCATAATGATAATTGTTTTGCTGCGTATGCTATATAGCATACGCAGCTTTTTATTTACATCGCTGATATTTCAATCAAATCTTCAATTATTTTCTTTTGACAATTGTACATTTCGCTATAATCAATTTTTAGCACCTCAGTGCGACGGTTTAAGGTGTAAATCTCATCAGTTAATTGATTTATAGTGTTGTTTTTTATTTCGATTTTATATTTCAGCTTAAGTATTCGCCTTTTTAATCGTGCTGTTCTACTCATCGCCCTCTCCTTCCTCTGTTTCTTCGGGTTCTTCGGTTTTTTGGGCTTCAAAATCAAAGGTTTGTTGTTGCCAATCCTCAAAACTCATAGCGCGTACTTCGTTTAGTTTCTTTTTGCTTTCTTCCATACGTTTTTTGGCATCCTTAAAGTCTTTTTGGTAGCCTTCGTATTCGGTTAGCATAAACTCAATAGCGGCTTGTTTTTCCATTGCAAACTTTTTGTAGGCTCGGTAATAAAAGGCTATTGCTTTCACTATTTCCATTCGTACGGTGCGCACCAAGTCCTGTGCTTCGGGTTTTACGTTCTTGGGGTTGATGCTGCCCATCCACAACATCACATACTCAAACGGCATACATACCATTTCATAGTCTTTTCCGTCGCGGGCAGTTAGGGGGATTAGCACCTTAACTGAACTGTAAAGTTCATCTTCATTGATTTTGTCTCTTTGACTTTTGTCATCAATGCCTAATGCTTCACAAATTGGACTAATTGGCATGTAATCATTGCCGTCGTTACTTACAAGAATATTAACTGAGTTAATGTTCTTGATAATCGAAAAGTTTTCTTTCATACTTTCTTTTTTTGCTTTTTAAAAGTTAATAAAAATAAAAAGGGCGTTAAACAGGGTTGCAAAAAAAGAAAGTGGCACTTTCGTACACTTAAAATTTAACCTGAATAACGCCCATATCACTTATGGAAAATGAATATAGACTTATGGAATAAATAAAAAAACCGCTTTCCTTATAGTGGCGCGGCTGCTCCACTTCCTTTTTTTGCACTGCAAAGATAGGAATTGTTTTTCGAAAACAAAACCTTTTTGCAAAATATTTTCAATGAACGTTATATTTTCTTCACTTTTTCATAATCGGCAACCAATTGATACATATTTTTATACAAAAACATAATCTCGCGGCTGTATTTCTCTTTGTCGATGCTCAGGTTATTTTCTATCATTTCGTGAAACTTACTGGATTGTAGCATCACTTGGCGCTCGATGCGCGTCAATTCGGGTTCGTCAGGATTATAACGTATGTCAATTTTCAAGTGGCTTAGGAATTTGTCAACCGCCCGCTCGAAAAAGTTTTTCTTTAGCAGGTTAACGATTTCGTTTTGTTGATTTTGTTGGCTCACGAACTCCATGAAATTAATTACTTCATCGTCGTTTTCTTCGACGGTCATAAAATATTCGTCCAACACATGTACACAACGTTCAATGTTGGGTTTGATGTGGAATAACAGGTTTTTCTTCAATATTTCGTTCAACCGGTCGGGATTGTTGAGATACAATGAAATGAAGGGCGACATCGACTCTTTGAACTGATTGTAAAGGCTCTCATTAATTCGTACCACTTCATCAATCAGGTGATCTGCCTGGGCGCTGTTAAAGTATTGTTTCAATTCATTGCGGTTCAGATACATGTTTTTGAATGAAGCATCGTAAATATACATAATATTCACTTTTGCAATCTTATATGCTTGTATGGTAGCATGTATCTTATCATTTATGTATTTGGTGATGAAACAATATCCTTCGGAGTCGGGCATCAAACGTATGCTAATCATTGCCTGTTTGGCTATGTTCATCAGTTCTTTCGATAGTTCAAGGTTGTTCAATACCGTACTGCTGAGTAAGATGTTGGTTTCGGTTACAATTACTTTCAGTTGGTCGATTTCGCTTTGCAGAAAGGATTTGAATTTCACATCGTCCGCCTTATACAGCATTTCTTTACGATAGATATGTTTGAATTTGAAATATAAGCGGACACCTACAACCAACACGAGAAAGGCAATCACAAAAAATGAATAGGTTAAAAACTCTTGCATATCACTGAAATTTATTTCTTTAAGACTGTTTTTATGCTGTCGATTTCATTCTGCTGCACCCTGTTTTCGAGTTGCAAAATCTTATCGTTTTTCTCAAACTGGTTGTTTTTTTCTTCCTGCCAGTACCCATTTTTCAATAACATAATGAAAATGAATACCAGTACCAAAATAGCTGCAATTCCAATGGCTATTTTGGCGAATTCAATCTTGAATCGGGTATCGTTTTGTTTATCTTGGTCCATAATTGTTAGTTTCAATCAAATCGCTGCCTATGGTAATTAATTCACTATAATAGTGAAGGTTTTCTTCATTTTTTTGTTTGTCGCCTTTTTCGGTATTGATTTGGCTTCTATATCGTTTCACATATTGTCTTGCCAAACTCATCTCACTCAAAAAGCGTTCGGGGTTGTTGTGTCGCAAATCTTTTAATCTTTCGTATTCTTTGCGATGTGCGAGTATAGGATGTTTCATCAGCCATTTTCCGGTAGTATTGAAACTCTCTAACTCGGCAAAGCAAAGCTTGTTACGTATTTGCAATTCAATCAAATTGCTAATATTATCGAATGTTGGTTCTTCATCAATCTTACTGTCAATTGCCAACATTCGATAATAAGCGTTTGTTCTATCCTTATATATCAGCAGGGCTACTTGCGTATCTGCCAACAATACGTCGTGCCATGCGATATTCGGATACTCTATTTCGGGCGACTTTTTGACCCGCTTTTTTTTTCCGGTTCGGCGTTCAGTTCCGTGGCATTTTCCCAAACCTTCTTAATCTCATCAGACGAAACCTCACAGGTTTTCGAAACCTGTGCTCTATTCGCTGATATTTCAGCTTCGGTAGCCACTTCAAGCAGTTCCCAAATAATTTTTTCATTCACGTTTTCGGCGGTGAACGAATTATAGGTAACTTTCAATAAGTGATGATTTGGGCGTTTAATTGCCAACAGTTCCAAGTCTTTTTTAATATGTTGCGTGCCTTTTAGCCGGTATAGGGCACTTTGTTTATCGTTGAAATTAAGCATTGTCCTTTGTATTTGGTTATTTTAAGTGTTATTTCGATGAAAAATTCATCTTATGAAAATCAATTATTACTCCTTCGATCATATCTTTTCTGCAATGTATCCCGAATGGGAACAGTTCCCTTGCGATTGCGATCGCCGTGAGCGATTAACCCAGGTGTTCAATCATCGTAAGGATGAAGTAAGAGCAAAGCTCGAACACTTCCGAAAAAGCGAAATGATACACCCCGAAGATATTCAATATCTTATTGATGTATCATTTCACACGGGGCGTATCGAAGTAGTATAGCTTTAGCTAAACTCTTGAGCGTTCAATCAAAGCATACGAGCTTGCACCATTCTTGAATATCTCGAATGTTATCTTAGCACCTGATGTTCCAGCCCATTGCGTTCCATCTTTCAATAATACAGTTGCACTTGTTGCAATTGTTGATGGGTGTGCTCCACCCGAACCAATAACGGTTACAAAGCGTCCTACATCGGTTGCAGCATAACCACTGAATGCGGTAATGGAAGCGGGTGAACTTGCACCGTCCGAAAGTTGATACTCAGGGTTGGTGGTCAACGGAATTGTGGTGGCATCGGCGGCAACAATATCGGGGGTTTGCAGGGTGAAATCGCCTTCATAACGCATCCATAGATGGTTGCAAGTGTGAGTGAACGAAAATTCAGCGCTTTCGCTTTTTTCGTCAATCACGGCATCGATTTTTAATTTCATACCACTACAAGTTGAACCTAATACGCGCTTATATCCATCTTCACAACGTTTTATTCCGACAATGAATTTCTCGCCATTGTTGGTGTTGATGAATGATATTGCGGTCTCGTTCAAGCCTCTGATTTTGAATTTAACCTCGTTGTTCATAATATAAGCATCGTCGCCCTCGCTTTTCCCGTTGTATGAAAACGATTTTTCGATATAGCCTACAAAATGCCAATACATTCCTGTTATGCGCGGAATAGCCGGCATTATGGTATTGTTCTGTTGTGCCATAGGAAATGTTGTGCGATCAACTTCGTCGCGCAATCGCAACAAATAGACTTCGCTGGTGTATTGATTGGGCTGTCCGTCTTTTGCGGGCGCTTCTACCAGTGTGATCATTCCAAGTCCGCAATACACTGCGCCGCTTCCGAATATTTTCAGAAAGTCGTTCACATTAGCAGTCTCGGCATGTGCAGCGGTGTATAATCCGGTGGTGATCATCAACATAATTACTATCAACATACTCATGTTGAACAGTAATCCGAATTTCGATTTTGCTATTTTATTTTGAGAGTGTCTCTCTCGTTTATCATTCCACATAATTAATAGATTTATAAGATTTTGTAATTAAATTTTCAATTAAAAAGATGATTAGACCCCACAGGTTTTTGAAACATGTGAGGTCTTAAGGCTATGCGCTTGCTACGTATTCAGGTGCAACTAAGGCAGTGTTGATGGTAATGGTACCACCCACTTTTCGAGCGTATTCGTAGAATTTCGAAGCGGTGGGGTCGTAAATCACATCAATATAATCACCAACTGCTGTTGGCGTATAAGCGGCTGTTAATGTCGAGAACTTATTTGCTTTTGCAATGGTGGTTGCATTGGTAGCACTACCGCATTTGATACGATAACGCATACCGGCTACGGCACTTGTAATATCGGTTATTGCGGTGGCTCCTGTGTTTGCAATGGTTTGGAACTGATGGTTAACGGCACCATTACAAGTGGTGGCATCGGCAACCAATTCGGTAACCGGATTGTTGCAGAATAGATAAGTGTTCTTTGCATTCGATGCAGCCAAAGTAGCAGCCGAAGCATATTTTCTACCCGGGAACATCATGAACCCTTCTTTCCAGTAACTCATCAAATTAGCTTCTTCCCAAAGAATTTGTGAACGAATGTTATATTCTTCACCTGCTTTGAATTGCTGCAATTCAATAAGGTTCTGTCCGCGTTCGGCAATCATCAACTTCGATTTGCCCATGTTGGGTACGCCAATTAATGTAATATTTGGCGAAAATTCAATCGTCATTTTGGCACCATCGTAATTCGGATCGGTATTCCATTTGGTTCGATACGATTTCAGGAACATCTTGGTATGGTTTGCATTGAAATAGATTTTCAAAGCAACCGGAGTTCCAACCAAATCATTAATACTATCCACCATGCTATCGATATAATCGTACATAGTCGATTCCGAATAATCTTTCAAAGCGGTGAATTGCCACATGCTGAAATCGTCAACATATTTATCTACCGCCAAAACCAAACCGTTCGAAGCGTTCAGATAATGTGCCGATTTGCCGGTTGTAGGCGTGGCATGCGTACCAAATACGCGGCGTTCTTCACGCTCGTTGTACATCTTCATATACACCTGTTGCATCACGAATTCGATGAACGATAATTTGATTGGATCACTACCCGAAGTATTCAAATAACCAATGTACTGACGTTCGATGGCTTTCAAATCTTTGAATTTGGTTTTCATCATCACATCAAACATTTCGCTCAATTGAGGTTGAAATGCGTAAGCGCCATTGGTAACGTCGCCGGTCTGATAGGCTTGCGTATAGCTGTCGCCTAAAAAACCTTTGATGATACTTTCTTTGTCCTGTACATTACTGCGAAGTGTGAATACTTGCTCGAGCGTACGCAATTTTTCGAGAAACGTGAAAATTTGGTTGCTGCGAGGCACCAAATAACGACTGCCAAATTCATTGCTCAAATCGGTGAAACTAATGTCGCCGCTTGCCATTTTGAATGGACTGTTACCTTTCACGGCTGCAATCATTGCGGATAATGAAGCTAAATCAGCCTCTAACTGTTTTCCTTCTTGGTCAGAATACGGCGTGTCGAATGCTTGTCCGGTAAGTGCAACTTTGTTCCAACGTTTATTCTGGTCAAACAATGGATGTTTGATTTCGGTAAATGGTTTGTTAGCGCTGTGGTCTTCACCTACAATAACGGCAATGGGTTTGGTTGGTTCGGGTTCGGCTGATAAAATAGCAATTGCTTTGTCTTTGTTGGCAATAGCAATTTCTTTTTCTGCCAAAGCAGCTTTCAGTTGTGCAACTTCTTCAGCTTTCGATTGAATTTCACCCTCTAAGGCATGCTTATCGAATGATTTCAAAAACGTATCGGGAAAATCATTCCCAAACGTGGTGCGGAGTTTTTCTTTCTGTTCGTCGGTCAGATTAGGTTTGTTCTCCTTCATTTCGAAAGATTTCAATCCTAATACTTCGAGAACTGCTTGCAATAATTTGTTCATAATTACTTATTTTGGTTGGTTTTTGGGTTTTGGAATTTTATTTTTTAATGAATTTATCGGCTATTGAAATAGCATGAGCAAGGTTGACAGCTCGGTCGATATTCCCGATTTCGTCAACCAAAGAGGGCATAACTTCCTTAGCAAAAAATGTTTTTCCGGTAAGTAGTCCGGGAATAGATTCGTCCAATTTTCCGCTGCGATATTGTTTCACGGAATTTTGAAACCATTGAGCAAGTGGGCTTAACATATCGGAAGTGATTAACTCATAATCACCCTTCAGGGCATTTCGGAAAGCGAGGTTTTTGTCCTGACTTTCGGGGGGGTAAACTTCGTGAAACTTCACACCTTGCGCCTCATAAACAGGTTGCATATCGGCAAAACTTATCATAACGCCGATACTACCTATCATGCTGTATTCGTCGAATGCTACAATGGTTCGGCAAGCGGCTGCCACGAAATAAGCAGCGCTCATAGCACTTTCGACAAAAGCAACAATAGGTTTTGGGCTGTTCAAAATAACATCGGTAAGATGTTTCACCGAGTCGGCTGCACCTCCGCCACTTTTGATGTGCAATACAATCGACGATGTTTTCTCATCGGCAATTGCACCTCTAATCATATCAGCAATTTCGCGCGTGCCATAATTGCACAATCCACCATCGGCAGTCATTTCGCCCATAAGCGGAATTACTGCAACCATTTCGGGTTGTGTTGGTTCGCTGGCTGCCTGGTTTATGTTAGGCGATGCTGCACACGGTTCTATTCGGGGTTGAAGTTCGGGCATTGGAATATCTTCACCTGCAATAATCCTGCGTATCAAAGGTTGATAAGTCAGGGCTATTTGAGGATCGAGAAACCAAAAGTTATTGGTAATAATGTTTCGGAAACTGAATATATTCATAATATTGCATGTTTGTAGATGCAATATTACAAGCTAAAAACCTGAAAGATAAGGACAAAAAAAAGCCGCTGGATGGACCCACACGGCTTTGAAATTAAACGAAAAAACAAAAAAGCTACTTTAGTATTGGGATAGACTCTCTAATGAATTTAATAGCATAATTATCATTCTCTTTATTGATTTGGCATTGAACCGGATTTTCTTTATCACCCCAAAGCAGGGTTTTGCCGTCGGGTTTCGAAAGCAACAACACGAAGAATTGATTATCGCACAGATAATCAATCAAAGCATAATCGTTACTCAACACGTTTAGCTCTTGGTTGTACTTAATATTACCACTATCCAAAGCGGAACTTTGGCGCAATTGCAGATTGTTATCGGCTGCAATGGGTATCCAATCGGCATCGGTTTCAAAACTAACTATATTATTAGTTATACTCGCGACCAAGTGAATAGGAATGAAACTTATATATTGACAAATGATGTTGTTCATATTTTCAGTTATTTTCGATTATAAAATCAGTTACAAAAGCATTTTCAGGGGACAAAGTGCGGCTGACGTTTTTTATTGATTGTCTATCAATGAAATGATGTTTTTTTACGTCCAGTTTTTCAAGTTTTTGCCTGTATCGGTAGTAATATTTCTTGATCATCTCATAATTGAGATGATTTTCGCGTAGTGGAAATCGCTCCAAAAATGAGTAGATTCCATCCTTAATGGATAAGTCCATTGTAATGGCTTTGTTAATGTATGTTACCGCAAGGTTATACACCTCAGTTGTAAGCATATATTGAATATCTATCTGATCCTCGATGGTTACAAACACAAATTTTTCGAGATGGAAATCGTGTTGGCGTGGAAACAAAAGAGTTACAGGATTTATTCCAACTTTTATTTTGCGCGGGTAATCCATAGTGCTGATTTTGGAATAAAGATATTTTCCAATCCGATGTTTCAATGTAGTCATAATTGGACCGCTTTCGCATTCAAATTCCTGGCGTAAGAAGCTTTCTAAAACTGGTTTCAACGAAATTGTAACTTGTGTTCTGTCCATTAATATAGAATTGTTTGGTTTGTAATCTTATATTCTGCAAAATAACCTGCACACCCGCAAAGCGCTTTGGGTTCTACCGGTCCAATCGTAATCGGGAAATTAAGATAGTCGATTTGATGACATCTTTTCTTCCATTCCACCTCCATCAGTTTCAATAGTTTGATAAGCGTTTCACGACACAAATCGAATGCTATGCTTTCGCTCATTAAGTCATGATTTTGATAAGCGAACGGCAAACCAATGGTAATGGTAATGTGTAACGTACTGTTGGTATTGCCTTCTTTTTTTACAATCTCTTCATTTCCATATTCCACTAACAAAAACAAGTCTTTGAGCGACTGAATTTTAGTGGTTAATTTATCGGCATTTACGCCGATAATGAAATTTTTGATTTCGGGAATTAACGATTGACTTTCAAGAGGTAAAGTTACAAAATAGTTTTTCAACTCAGCATACTGTTGATAACTATTATTTTGCATTGAAAATAAGTTCAATACCCCCTCTAATAGCGGGAACTTGCCAAAGTATTTTATCAGGTTTAGTATCATAATATTGGTTTTCAACCCTGCCAGCCTTCGAAAGGCTGGCAGGGTTGGGCTGGGTTATAAGATAAGTTTCAATTGATTTTCATTTAATCCGGTTTCTTTCATTATTTCTTCGTCGCTCTTTTCCATTTGCTTCAATGTTCTTACGTATTCAATTCGTTCGGACAATTGAACAGAAAGGAAATCAACCAAATTCATGTTATTCACTTCGATTATGCTTCCATATCCGGTTTTCGCCATCGAATAGATGGTGCTACCCATGCCGAGGTTTATTTTGGAATGGATTTCGTCGTCGGTTCGCGTCCAAAGTAGCGAGTAGGTTGACTTGTCAATCAACCAAGTCATAATCGCCTGAAAGCATAGGAATACGCCATATTTGATGCGAAAATCAAGCTTATGTGTTCTTTTGGCTTCTGTTGGCAAATCAATCGATTTTGTCAATGCTTTTTTGTTGCGATACAAAACGTTGATTAACATGTCCAAATACAATACATTGCCACTCTTAGCATAGGCGGTATATAACTCATACGCGTTGCAGAATTGTTCGGCAGTGAAATCGGTAAACAGCATGTTGTTTTCGATTGAAAACTTATAGCCGGTATATTTTTTCGACCTGAATGTGAATTCGGGAATGAGGTTTTTTGCAAAATTCAAATTCAATTGCTTGGTATTGGGTTTGAATACGAATTGAGTTTGTTCGGATAAGATGTACAATTGTTCATACACATTGTCGGCAATATTGTATTCACCTTTCTTTTTACGGTATTTCAGCTCAATACTTTCTTCGTAATCCGACAGTCTTATAAACAAAAAACTCTGAAAGGTTTCATAACTCATATCGGTATTCAAATAAGTCAATATCAAATCGATAATCTTAATGAACTTGGCTTGGTTAAGTTCTTCCCATGTGTTAGGAATTTCAAATTTTTCTTTTGTTTCGTGGGTTTCGATTGTTAACATATACTGTAGAATTTATCGGTTGATACAATTGGAGTTACTGTAAATTGCAATTCGGGAACGGTGTTAAGTTTGTCCAGTTCGATGTCGAGGGCTTCGAAGGCGCGTTTTGCTTCCGATTTATGATAATTCATCAGTCGTTCTTTTGCGTATTTTTCGCCCTTTTCAGTGCTTAAATTTTTATTGAATTCGTTCTGAAATTGGCGGCTTATGCTTGGCGGCAATGCGAAATAATCAAACCGTTCTAATGCCATATACATTGCCTCGTTAGCAATGGCAGTTTTTATTTGATTGGTTATTCGTTCGGTTGTGGTGAACGAATCGGGCAAGCGCGGATTGACGTCTTGAAGTATGATTTTGTTGATAAATGTGCGAATGTTGTGATAGAACAAAGCAGAATTATCGATGTGTACAACCTTGTGAAAATCCTTATAGGATGTGAAATAGATGCTTTGACTTTCGGCGTATTCGGGCGATTCTGTCCATTCGGGAAAGTCGGTTGCATTATCGTTCAGAAATTCGATTAATTTGGCAGCATGCTTATAGGCTGCTTCGGGTATGGCAAATTTTAGCGCATCCACCTGATATTTGAAAGCGGTGGTTTGGCTTTCGGTTTGTTGCTTCACTATCCCCACGTCCGAAATTTTGGCTTCAAAAAATGGTAAATGGTGGTAAATGGTCCAATGAGCGTGGCAATATTGAATGAGTTTCACCAACCTATTCAATCGGATATTGTCGGCATCGGTATCGTCGGACAAATTGTATTGGTCGGAATTGTAATGCGCTTCGGCTAAGTCGTATATTTCCTTTCCGCAAATATCCTTAACAAAATCTTCGCCCCAAGGCAAACTGGGTTCGATGTTCGAAATCTCGTTCGATACGTGAACACCCGGAACTAAGGAATATAATTGTGCAAAATCGTTGAATATCATAGTATTTAAATTTAAACCCGACGGGTTTTGAAAACCCGTTGGGTTTGTTAATTAGCTGCTGTATTTGGCATTCTGTCATTAGGTGTTACCTCTTGTTGTTGTTTGGGAACATTGTGATAGAAGCCCAACCAAATATTTTTCTTATTCGGAAAATTAAGATGAATAGCTCTGTTGATCGCCCAAGTACACACGTATTCGGGAATTGACAACTTAGTAAGGTATATCAAATAATTGTAATAAGCATCGGAACCCGACTTGCTAATCATACCTTCTTTCGATATGTTTGCAATCGTATTGTCCAAGCCGAAACCTGCAATGATGCTGTCATCGGCTCGCTTATCGTAGTCGAGCTGAGCTTGTATGTATTCTTTATATTTCATCGGGATTTCCTGAAATTCCCATGCTTCGAGACCGGCATCGGACAGGAACTTTTGTGAGGTAAATATTTTGCCTTGGTTTTCGCCTTCGCCGCTCATGAGTTCGGTTATTTTGCGCAATTCGTTATTGATTAATTCAATAACCATTTGCTCACGGAAACCCAATGCAACTACCTGATTGTTTACAATGGCAGTAAGTTTCACACCCTTATATTCTTCATTGGGTGTTAATCCGTTGCTGATTAAATCTTTGTTTTCATCGCAAAGCTTTTCCAAATTTGATGCTTGTTTGTCAATCCAAGCGTTGGGGATTAATACGTGAAGTTTGGCGCTCAATGAATTCTTCAGGAAATCATTGATATACTTTGGTGAGTTGTTCGCTCCTCTAATCCATTGTCGCAAGCCAAAAAACCATTTTGCATAGCTGTATAATGGCTCTGCAAAAGAATAATACCTACTGTAAGCAATAGGATTGTTATAATCGAACGGTCTGGATTCGTTAAACTTCGGAAAGATTTCCGTAGTTTCGGGATTTGCATTCAGCCAATCGGCTACGGCTACGTATTGAAAATCTTTTTCTTTCAATCGGGTTGCAAATGCGCTGTAAGGTTTGTCGCTTGCCAGCCTACATTCATCAACTGCAACGTGTTCGAGGGCTGTGATGCTTTTTGGAGCTTTCAACCGTCTGCCCTTGTTGAATATGAAGCGGGTGAAAAATCCTTTGGTATGATAGAAATCGTCTATCACTCGAATCAGGTAATCACGGTAATTAAGAAAACCATTATCGTCCCAACTTTCAAGCCAATTGGTTATTTCGGCATCTTCAACGGCTTCACGTTCTTGAACGCCTTCTTTGTTAACCAATTGGTATAGATACGGGTAATCGCCATACAACAATACTTGTTGGGTTTCAATCAAGTTGGGTAAGAGTTTGTTGTTCTTGACCAATTCCTTGACCTCCAACGGTAACATATTGTTATCGCCAAAAGCGGCAATGTTGTAATCGCCAATCCTTAGGATTGGAGTTTCAAAAAGGTCTTTCGTTTTCACGAAATCCTCGTTTTCGCTTTGCGCTGATATTTGGTAAGTTATCACCTTACTATTGTGTTCGAAAATTCCGAAATTATTCTTCATCTGTGAACCAGTTTATTTTCATTAATTCATAATTTGGCGCGAAGCCTACAAACCTGATAAGCAACTTGAAACATAAGCGGGGCGCATCTGCCGTAATATCGTGATAGGGCAAATACAAATCGCTGTCGGTTGCGAAAACTTCATTGGGTAACGAAGGTCTAAGCCGGCAACGTTTCACTTGTCGCCATCCGTCCGATTGCCTTTTGCGGCGGTCGTAAGTAAGGTGCGACAGCGTAAAATGTCCATCGGGTAACTTACTCACTTCGCGCATCAATCGGATTGCCTCTGTACCTGCTATTGTTTTCATACTCACAAAATTCTATTATTTTGGAGGTGGCGCAAAGGACAGCAAGTGTAAATACTTACTTGTTCTTTTTTTTGTTTTCCCGCATTTAGGGGTATATTCGCAATTGCCATACTGCAACACATACCGCATTTGGCAATGATTGCTCATACAGGCATGAAACGCACACCCCCAATCAGAAATTCGACATTTTATTTGTGTTTCGGTTTGCATTGGTTTTTTATGTTCGTTAGCAGTTAAACAACGTTAGTTGTTTTGATTTTGAATGAATTCCAAATTTTTTTGCTGCTAATAAATGATTTTCGCAACGAAAAACAATATTTTTTCCAGAGTTAAGTAAATAAATCGAACCAATTCCAAAACGATTATAGTCTGGTTTAGATTTACATATTTCGCAAAATGGTTCAAAACGATGATATTGAAAATTATTTTCATTATTAATCCATTTTTTTCCAAATGCAGGATAAGTATAAAAAAAACGATAATGACATAATACTGTAAATTCATTTGGCTTAGAAATTTCAAAAAACTTACTAAAAATATCAAATGATTCAGTATTGATTGCTTTAACTATATTTAGAGTTAACATTTTTATAATTATAAATCGGTTTCGGCTACTTTGGTGTTATTGCTTAATTTTGAACTGGGATAAATTTAATATCCCGAGCATTATTTTCTTTTAAAAAATTCTCAGCTTTTTTAATTTCTTCTTCATCAAACATATAAGCTAAAACAGGTTGTAATTTCCCTACAAATTCACCTTTATAATTTTTTCCTAAAAATAGCGGAGTATTTTTAGAAATCATAAAGTTATCATCTGTATTATCGTGTTTAAATTCAATGATTTTCATGTTTATTATTGATTTTAAGATAAGTTAATACGCTTTGAATAGACATAGGAACATCAGCAAGGGTAATTTTTTCAAATTTTTCTATAAAGAAAGCATTATACTCATGGATAGTTATTTCTAATTTCGTTCCTGAGCTTGTTCCGAAATAATCCTCATTTGGATTATATTCTACAAGTAAACATTTGCTTTGACTCTTAGTGAAAAAGTAATTTACTTGATTTTTGCTTACTATAAATTTATGTATCTGCATTTTTTTTTACTTTATAATTTGACAACTAAATGATAATTAAACCGCTAACAGTCAGCAGACCGAGCAGCGGGCAGAAAAAGCCCGCCGTCGGCTGCTTTGGTGTTATGCCTTATTTTGAAGCAGGCAATTCGCACCAGCATTTTGGAACTTTGAGAACATTAAATTCTCTATCATACCATTCTTTAAGGTGTATATTGTATTTGCATAATTCGGGAACTTCAAATGCGAAATAGCAAAAAACTAAATTATCATTATCAGGTAATTCGCCTTTTGCTGGATATTTCCATTTTAGATTTTTATTTATTAATTCGTTGATTACAACTCTTTCGCCATAATTGCATTGCCAATTATCACCGAAAGAAGAAGACCAAACAATAGGTTTTACGAGGTTATTATTTTTCATTTCAAAAATAGCACATTCAACCGGAATATTTTCATTATCAAGTTGCTCTCGTGTTGCACCTTCGATATGTGGCTTAAATTTTAGAATTGGTTCGCCGTATCTTGCAACTAAATCAGAGAATTTATAATTTTTCATAATATATTGATTTATAATGTAAAAACTAAATATATAAAGAGAAAAAAAGGCATAACATCATGTAGCCGACTATGCTTTTTTTCCCCGACACACAGAGCCAACGCGCTGAAAAAAAAGCACATCGGCTACATGTATCCGTTAGTGGCTGTGAACACCGATAATCTAATACGGTAATGGAATTATTGAAAATTCTTTTTTATCGTTTAAATCGTCAAGTTCCCAACCAAGTTCAAATAAACAATCCATTATATCCGTAAGAGTTTCATCTGGAAGATTTTGGACGTTGGAATAAAAAGTATATAAATTTTCAATCGCATGGAGAGCATCACTTTGATTTTTAAATGGATTTAAACTAAATGTATTTAAAAGACAATCATATAATTTATTATGATTTTTTTGAACAAAAACTCTATCAAATCCATATTTATTAAGCAATTCAAAATGTTCCTTGCTTATTGTCATTCCCTCTGCGATGAGTAATTCTGATCGTTCAATTGTTATATTACAAGGTTGAATTGCAGCGGCTTCATCATTAAAAATCTCATTCCATTTACGAATGATATGATGAATAGTTTTTTTACCAATAATTTGCTCATCAACTTGAACCTCATCAATATAACCTAAAAAATCTAAAATTTCAAAATTAGATTTACAACCTTTTGCCAAGAGTAATAAATTGATAGGAATATAATTTATGTTTTTTTTATCGTTTACGATATGTTTAAAACACAATCCTTTTTCTCTTAATATTTTGAATTTCATAATATTGCAATTTAGAATAAATAATAATTAGATAAAAAAATGATTAAGCCACTAACATCGGGTAGCCGTCAATGGTCTGGTTTTTTGCCGGACACACGGGCTAACGCTCAAAAAACCAGCCCACTTCGGCTACCCGTATTCGTTTTTTATTATTGTAAAAGGCGCTGTAAATTAGATTTTTGTTTGACAATTGTAAATTGTTCAAGTTCTTTGATAAGGTTCATGATTTTTTCGGCTTTAGGCTCTGGCAGATTGTTTTTGCCACTATCAGCTCCAATATTTACTTGTATTGGATGAACAAATTTGATTTCTCGCACAAATTCTTCCAAATCGAAATCCAAGATAGGTTCGATTGTTACGTATTTGTCAAAACATGCAAGTCCAAGTCGTTGCAGATAACTTAGTCTAAGCATTGGAGTAAAAGCAGTTCCCATTATTTTAGGATAAATTCTATTCGTTTCGGCGGTGGTGCAAACAGAAAAAATATTATGCTTTACCATTGATTCACCTTTCCAATAGTTCCCTGTCCAAAATGGGTTAATCATCCATGCTAACTCCAATAACCTTTTGGTATTTTTTGTTTGCAAAAGATACCTGTTTTCAGGTTTACTTTTACATTTTTCAATAATTTCATTGATAACTGAAAAAGGAACGTTATCAGCAAATAAATCAGTCATATCGCACAAGAAAATGAATTTGCTTTTACCCGAAATTTGCTTTAATCCATTGAAATCTAATGTTGGATTTCCGGTGTATTTTGCTGCAATTACAGGTTTTGCACGTTTCAATTTTTGCACATAACAATAACTACAATTATGGATACATTCACCAGCCAAAGGATTAGCAGTATGAGTAATCCAATCGTACATATTTCCGTTTTGTTTTGACATTGATTGTAAAATTAATTAAGTTGCTAACTAATACGTTATTGAAAAACCGATAACAATTCAGGGTGTTTTTCGATATCGCCTATTAATTCGCAATGGTTAAAAACATCTTCTATTAATTCGTCGTGTTTGGAAAATACATGAATGCATTTAACTTCGTCGTGTTCCCACTTGTAACCATAAGCGCCATATTCTTCGTCCCAACAAACAAGCATTTTGCCTGTATCTAATAAATAACCGGAATGATGCGTGAATTGCAACACATCACCGTCGCCAAATTGTTTCCCGTTTTTATCTTTAAATCCTTTGGGTTCAAACAATTTTTTGAGCTCAGGCTTCCAATCTAAATGTGTTAAACTTGGGTCGGCGGCATTATCAAGTAACACCTGACAATTGGTTAACACTCTTTCGTAAAATAAACTCTTGGCATGGTCGGCAATCTCCTGAATGAAGTTTTCGGGGTGTTTTTGGTCGAATTTTGATAATATTTCAAAATCTGCATCTAATTCAACATCTTCAAATTCAAGGTTATTCATTGCATCTGATAACCAACTTAATTCATTGAAGAAATGAAATAATGATTTTATTTCTTTTTCGCTTGTTTTTCCTACTTTCATTTTTGTAAATTTATATTGTTCATATTTTCCTCGTCAAAATCAATGATTTCTTTTTCATAATCGCTGCTTGCGCCTTTCATTAGGTAAACGATGATGAGAAAAATGATTATAAGAATAATGATAATCATGGCATTAATATTTTAAATCGGTGAAATGGATAATTTTGCCTGTAAACCCATTTTCAAAAAATGATAAAAACTCATTTACATTGTCAAATCCATCATTTTTAGTTAATATGTTTATTTCTCCAAGTGGGACTAAAAAATCATCAATACGAATGCTTAGACCATAATTTGAAATTTCGATTTTCTGTATGCCTTTGCATTCAAAAACAGGCGCAAACTGAATTTGATTTTTTTGGCGGTTATGATAAACCGCATGAATTTTAGCGCCAACCTTCCAACGATTTTTCACATCCGCTCTTATGGTGTGTATTTTCGGAGTACATTTTAAAGCATAATCCATATCTAATATAGTATGAATTATCAACTTGTTGCGTGTGGAACTATAGAATTGGTCATTTTCTTCTTTAGTCCATAGTTTGTTCGCCCAAATTTTTTCGGCAAAATATGTTTCTTTGCCATTGATTTCTTTTAAAAATGGTAGTATCATAATGTGTTGATTTTTAGTTTTCGTTTTCCATTTCTATTTCTGTATCATAATCATCCATGTATATTGTTACCTGTCCTAATACTAAGCCGGTTAAGAACCGCATGAATTTATCCTGCAATACCGATTTTTGAAAGGGCATTTCAATTTTTTTCCCTTCAAAAGTAATGGTCATTGTTTGTTGGTAATGTTTATCATAGGGTAGCGAATATAATTTGTACTGGTCCATTTTTTTGAAATCAACCGGCGAAGTATCTTGGTGCAGCGTAAATTGATATTTAGCGTCTTGTATGAACGTAATATCTTTCAGATCCATTTTCACATTGTACCAGCCCCATTTTGTGTCTTTTTCTGCAACACAATATATCGCATTGATGTTCTCATTTTCATCTTTAGCCAATTGTTTTAGCTCTTCAACGATTTCTGAAAAGTAGATTTTTTTTCTATCTATATCGCACAGCATATCGTTAATCAATGGCAGGTAGCTGGCTGCAACTGCGGTGTTTGCTACTTCAATGCAATGTCGTTCTATTTCTTCGTTGATGATTGCCATTACATCGGGCAACTTCATGAACAGGTGAAAGCCTTGCTTATTGAGGTGTTCCCTTATTGCCTCGCGGAATGGGCTGTTGTGTCCGGTATAGTATTTTTTAATCTCATCGAGATACGCCTGGTTTGCGGCGTTGTTTGCCTCAGCTTGTAGTACTGCTGCATTGATTGTTACCTGAATGTTTTCCATAGTTTCGTTTAATTTTTTAGTGCGTTCGTTAATTTTAACTTATCATTTAATAATTGGTGTTTTTTGTTTTTTTCTCAGTTTTTGAAATTCGGGAAACTGAGATTTGGTATTTTTTTTTTTTCTTGAAAAAATGAAAATACCCCAGATTCGTTTGGCTACATGGCTACATTGATTTAAGTTATTAAATATTAGCTTTTTAACGTGTAGCCAAAATGTAGCCAATGTAGCCGAAGTGTTAAGGCAAATGTTAAAAAGAGCGTGTTAAAATTTTGTTAGGCTACATTGGCTACACTTTTGCTACATAAATGATATACTTAACTAATTGATTATATTAAATGTAGCCAATGTAGCCGATGTAGCCGGTTTTTTGCGTGCCCGACAAAAAAATGAATTTTCAAAAAAAAAAGAGCCTCGCCAACTTGTTAAAATGTTAAAATGGTAATCCTTCTTCGTTATTGCTGGCTTTTCCACCGGCTTCGAGTTCGTTTAGTTTGGCTTCGTCGGTGGTTTTGAACAGGTTAATGCCTAACATTTCGTAATCAAACACTAATGCTTGATTCACGTTGTCTTTGAAACGGAAATTCTTTTTCTTGCCCATGAATGCTTTGTTGTGCTCTAAGTAAAAGGTAAGCGAACGTTCGGGCATTACTTCTTGTTTTGCCTTGTTTGCCTGTTCTGAGAATACCTGATACAAACCGTTCCAACGTAGGTAGAGTAATTCCTTACTACCTTGGAAGTTGTATTCATATTCTTCTACGTTTCCGCCTTTGTCAACGGTCAAATTCACTTGCACTTCATCGCGGATTACGAAGTTGTATCCCTCTTTGATTTGGTTTTTCTCGAACAATGCCGTCAACGTGCTCCAGAATATTGCTAATTCGTTGGAACTGCTTATGATGCTCATTTGTTCTTTCATACATTGAATGCTCAAAGTAAGGAGTTCCTGATAGGTAACATTCACTTTGATATAGTTTTCCAGTGTTTTGAAAGATGCCAGAATAATGGAGTAGTTCTCAATTAAGCGCGAGTCAATCTCATGTTTGTTCGATTGTTCTTTCAGTTCTTTTTCGATAAGCAGAAAGTTTGCCTCCCAATCGTTTTCAACGATTACACGGAATTTCAATAGTTCGTGTGTAATATGCGACAATCCCTCGCGGCACATATCCTGAAAGCGGTTGAAATGGTCTTTTTCTTCTTGTGTGTGCTTGTCTTTGTAGTTCGATATGAATATACAACGGCTCAATAGTGCCACGTCGAAAGTTGGCATTTCCTGACCGCACAGAAAAACGATGCTATTCACAGGAATACGCTCCACTTTCACACCTTCCTTAATCGAACCTCTTACGCGCCCTTGACGGTTGTAGATGGATTTCAGGAATTCGATTTTGTCGATGCCAATATCGTTTTTGTATTCGTCAATCAGACAAATGGCATTGACGAATATTTTCAACAGATACGCGCTGGCAAAGGGTGTGGCGCTGGATATGTTGATAATATCCGGTCGCTCGCCAAACAAATATTGCAGTGCTATGGCTTGTTCGGTTTTTCCGGTTCCTTTGGGACCGAAAAAATTGAAGATTGGAATTTTGCCTTTGCGGGCAAATATAAAATCGCTGAACAAAGTAGTGAAATATCCGCATAGCGAAAGTTTGGCTTTTTCGCCAAATACCGAAATGTACTCATCGGCAAAGCGTTCGAGAGTAACGTTTGAAGTCAGGTACCGAAAGTTGCGTTCGTTCACAAACACGGTATTGTCATCAATATACAACTTACTGAAAGGCTTGATGTAGAATGATTTTTTGTTTACGGTAATCAATCCGTATTCATCAATGGGAATAAATTCGCCTGTTGTGGTGGATACACCGTCAGCCCATGCCCAAAAGTTGTTGTAATTCCAGCCCAAATCTTCAATTTCGTAACTGTAAACCGTTCTATCCATAAGATAATGTTTGAGCTTGCGAAGTTCCCATTTTGAGCCATCGAAACGGTAATTTCCTTTTTCTTCACATTTCGCGCAAAATTTGTCCACACTGTTCAATACATCGGTGCCGATGCTTATCATCGAATCTTGACCAATGGTATTGTGCAAGCGGAATATTTTCTGCACATTATTGATTGAAATGGTGTGCAATATGGGTTCCATGATGAAGTTTGAATAAGCTTTCAGTCCGGTTTCTTTGGTTTCGTACCAGATTTTGTTTTGGTCGAAAAACAAACCGTAATCGTTTAAGTGTTTCAATTGCTCGCCACTTAAATTCTGAGGGTTTTCAACCTCAATGGTAGTTTCTTTGTAGTCTTTTTCCTTTCCTTTGCTGTTCTTTTTTTGATAGTCGTTCAGTAACTTTTTGAATTCCGTATTGTTGAACGGAATATCTTTGGTTTTGAAGGTTTGTTTCACAAAATCGATAGTAGTTATTCTATCGGTTTGTGATAAGAACGAAATCAATTCGGCTGTGCGCTCTATCGCGATGTTCTTGGTATTGCGATTGGATAATGAAATTTGATGAACTATTGCTTTAATGTAAAAATCGACAAAGTTATATTCTATATTATTATTGGTCAGCTCGTTGAAGAGCGTAAATGTAACATTAAAACCCTTTGAAATTAGATGTTTGGCAAGGGTAATGTTGTTTTTCTCGGTAAACGTTTTCACGTCCTTAAACAATTCAAAATCGGTTACCTGACGAAATAGAATGTGCTTGGTTAGCTTTTTCAATTCCTTAAGTAAGGCGGGTTTTATGGTGCAATTGTGCCCTACTATGTTGGTTGTACCGTCCAAATGTTCGGTAATTACGTCTTGTTTGTTGTCCACAAAAATACAACATTGCTCTTTCACAATGCTGTGTTTGGCTTGTTCGAAGCCGAACAATTCGCCTGCGGGTATTTCGTTGGCATCGGCAACCGGCAGGTTGCTTGGTTTCAATTGCTTTTGTATCGAAGTTAATTCGACCGAAAAGTATTTGGCAAGGTCTTTCAAATGAAGTTCTTGCTTCAGCGCGTTGGGGATTACAGCAATAATATCAATGATGTTTTTCAATAATTTGGTTCTGCCATCGGGATTATCTTTGGTGGAACGCAAATAGTATTGCGACAAATAGGGTATGAATGAGGTATTGTTTTCGACCAACAGAATGGTTTCTTCTTTGGTGTGCGTTTGGGCGTAGGTGTCGGGATCTTCGTTGGCTGGTAATGGAACGATTGAAACGTCCATATCCAATTCCAATGCCTTGATAATCCCTTTTTCGATTGCTTTTTGACCGGCATTGTCGCCGTCCAACATAAACACAACATTGGTGGTGCGGGTCTTAATCAATTTCAATTGTTCGGTTGTGAGTGCCGTTCCGCAGGGTGCAACTACATTGTGAATACCATGTTGCCAAAGGGAAATTACATCGTGATAGCCTTCCACTATAATGCAATACTCTTTTTGCGAGATTGCTTTCTTGGCATTGAAAAAGTTGTACAATGCCTCAGACTTCTTGTATAAGACGCTTTCTTTTGAATTGGTGAACTTTGGTATTTGATTACCCGATTTCGTTGCGTATTCGTCCAATTCTGCCTTTGTTTTCAGGGTTCGACCTGCAAATGCAATAGTGTGCCCAAACAATGGATGTTGAATCGGGTAGATTGCTCTGCCCTTGAAAAAGTCGAATTCCTTTGTTTCGTAGGAATATCGCAAACCTAATTCCTTCAATAATTCGATGGCAATCCCTTCCTTTTGGGCGGTTTGGCTCATCAAATTATAATCGTCGATATGAAAGCCCAATTGAAAAAATTCAATGGCTTCGGGTCTTATCCCGCGCATGGTGAAGAAGTTTGCAGCTGCGCTTTTGGCTAAATTCTTATGAAAGAAATCTACAGCCCATTGGTTGGCTGTTTTCAGTTTCCTCAGATGTTCGTGAGTGGCTTTTTCGGAGTCGCTTTGTTCGGGGCGTTCAATCTGAACGCTGTACTTTTTCGCCAAAAATTCAATCGCTTCAACAAAACTATGTTTTTCATGTTCCTGCAAAAACGATAATACGTCGCCTCCCTTGCCACAACCAAAACACTTGTAAGTTTGTTTTGCTTCGCTCACCGTGAACGAAGGTGTTTTTTCGTTGTGGAATGGGCAAAGTCCGAGGTAATCTTTACCCTTTTTTTTGAGGCTTACAAACTCGCTAATTATATCAACTATATTAGCTGCTTGTTTTACCTTTTCAACGTTATCATTTTTTTTCATTATTCCCGAATTTGATGGTTTCTTTTTTTATCATCGCAATATCGACTTTACGAATGTGAGTATAAAGGTCATTCATCTCACATTCTTCTATGAGATCATTTTCAAATAGATATTCAATTGTTTCGAATGCTTCGTCCGATTTAACCGGATACCATTCGTTGTATCGCATGGTATTTTGTATCCAGTTGAGCATCGTTTGTTGTTTCTCGGTCATATTGCAAATTAAAAAAGGTGCGCTTATTAACCAATCATCAACAAGCTACGGTTAGAATTAGTTTCAGCGCACCTATGTTTTAGAATGATATTGCTAATTGAATGTGTCTTGGGTCATATCCCTTTTCCTTAAGCATATCCCACATTTCACCAAAGGGGATTTCTTTGTCTTTTAATTTCGCCTTTTTCTGAAGGCGTTGTTTGGCGGTGGATTTCGGCTCTTCGATACTCACTTTGTCGAGTGAGTAGATTAGGACTTGAATGTCGCTAATCATGTAGATTTTGTCGTTGGTGTGATAGTACTTTTTGTTCATCGCACATACATTTTATCAAAGTTTTTACTGCTTCCGGTTTTTATGTAATTCCAATATATTTTGTCCGACTTCCCTGATGGTATAGCCAGTTCATTCATAATCCAGAATTTTATGCGCTTGGCGCGCAATGGATAGATAGCCGGTTTCATACGCTGGCGGTTCCACTCTGCTATAAGAAAATCGAGTTGTTCGCCGTACATTTTATCGTATATTTCGTCATCGAATACGGATGAAACACCGGCTTGCATGATTTGTGTTTTGGGTAGCATTTGTTTGGCGGTGTTCAAAACTCCTATACTGTCGATGCTGTCGATGGTTGTTTCGGCATCGGTTATGATTTGGTTGGTTTGGCGTTCGTAATATTTGTTTGCGCCTAACAAAAGAAACATGAGGATTAACCCAGGTGCGCCAAATTTCACCATCCGTCGAACAATGGGTTCTAGTGAGTAGAACCATTTTGTAAGGCGATTTAAACTGTTGTACATGGCTGCAAGTACTTTGTTTACGGTTTCTTTCGAATAGTTGGTTTTTAGGGCTTTGTTTACCGCCTTTGTGAAGGCAGTTTTGTACTTTTGATTTTTGTAGAAATCAATCCAATGGGTTCGTTTTTCTACATCACTAATTTGGTGCGGAATGTTGTTTTTTAGAATTATAGCATTGTTGTAAAAACTAATGATGAAGCTGTTTTTTTTCACTAAATTCACTATGTTTTTATATTGCTTCATAAACATTTGATTGTTAGTAGTTAACCCTTCGCTTTGATTGTTCGTTTGCAGTTGCTTTTTTAGGGCAACATACGTTTTGTATTCTGTTTTCACTTCGGCAAAAAAGTTCTGCCAATATTCGTTTGTTTCGTTTGCCGTAAGTGCGTAGTCGGCATCGGTTAATATTTTTTTAGCTTCGCGCAGGCGTTCGTTTAGCAAAACTTGTCGTTTATTCGAAAATTTTTTGATTAGTGCCGAAACCTCTTTCAGTACATCTTCGCTCAGTTCGTAACCTGTTTT